CCCACTCAATTATTTACAACAACATCAACTTGTTGATTTTATTGGGTGATATGATTGGTTTTAAAAACTCATACCGACTTTAATACCGTCACCAGAAAAACCAGCTCAGTTTTTGCACGCCTCATTGGCAGCTATCAGCTCTCTTTCGTAGCCAATCCTCTGGTGACGCTCGGCGCGCAGCGCTCGCATCTGGACGTCGATAGTAGCACCGATAGGCAACTGGTCAACTGCGAACGCCGGGCGCGCAACGTCTACCGTTTTGCATGGTACGGCCACCGGCACTTTCACTTCAACGTAGGACGGCGCCGGCGGCTCGTTCGAGCAGCTGGCCAGTGCCAGAACAGAAACCACGATCAGCTTTTTCATTTAGCACGCTCCCGGCGCAACTCTGCGTCAAACGCAGCAGACGCCGCCGCGCACACATCGCCTGTGGTTCGCTCTGCCATAACATCGTTTGCCTTCTCATAGTCGCCCTGCGCCTCCCTGCGGGCTTTTTCATGCGCTGCCTTTGCCTTGGATTCTCGCTCAATATCAGCGCGTCGCTGTGCCTCAATGCCAGCGTTCTGGCTGGCGATCGTAGATGCCTGTTGCCTGCCAGTATCGCGGCATTGCGTCAGCGCCTGGTTGAGACGGTCAATAGTAGGCTGGTAGTGTCGTCCTGCCAGCCAAGCGCCAGCGCCGACGACGGCCGCCAGCGCCAGCAGGATCACCACCGCAGATGTTATTTTGCCAGACATAGCGCGCGCTCCTTGTCACGGCGGACCACCAGGCCGTTGAGCTTTACGCCACCGGCATATACCCAGCGCGGGAACTGATCGCAGGCGGCCTCAGTGTCACCCTGGCGGAACAGCCGGAACATCGTCGATTTCTGCATCGTGGCGCAACCGGCATTAAACGTGATGCTCACCGCCGCGTCGAAGGCACCCTGTGGCAATTTGTCACCTGCGGCATAGCTTGTAACGCACCGCTCAGCCGCCAGGATGTTCTTTTGCCAGTCTGCGGCGAGCTGCTGATCTGTCTTGCGCACGCCTTGTTTAACGCCATGCGTGTTGCCGATGCCATCCGTCCACACATCAGCGGGGCATTTGTATGGGTCGCGGCGGCAGCCCTCGGCGTTGCCGATAAGCTCCAAGCCGGCACGGCTGGTTTTTACCTCGCCATTCGGTAGCACCAGGCCAATAATCACAGCGACAGAACAGATTGCACCGGCGGCGCCAGTCTTATTCAGCTTGCTCATCGGCCCCCCTCCCCATTCTTTCGCGGCGGCGATCCTCGCGAATCTTGAAATAAAGGTTCATCAGCCAGGTGAGGAAGGCGAAAAACAGACCGCCAAGAACGCCTATGGCCGCCCACTGCTCAGGCGAATAACCATCCAGCAGTCGAGTAAACCAGAATGCGGCGCCACCACCGGAGGCGCCATAAGAAAGACCTGTCGTTAACTTTTCCATTTTCATGCTCCACCTCCGCCGCTGTCGGCGGCGTTGATTAAGCCGCTACGATCGAGTCATCGCGATATACGCGCCATACTGAACCGTCCCAATACACCGGCGTCCCGGTTCCCGCCCCGGCGCCTTCCCCAGCCTTTCGGCCGTTCGTTGCGTATGCATATCGCGCGGTATCCGTACCAGTCCCAAGCCCAGCAACAGTGGTTGTTTTGTTCGGCACCAAAAACTCACCATCGTTATCCGACGTAGGTGGGGTCATGCTGTGCTTCATGATGTTGTTTGTGCCGGAAACCCAGAGATAGATTTTCCCGCCGGATCCGCCGTCCAGTACCATCGGGTGCTGCCAGTTGCATGAAAGTGCGATGTAGCCTTCTGGTGTTAAGCCGAAACCACCCACGTTATTGGGGTTGCTAACAGTGACCGCTTTCGTATCTCGGTTGAGCTCAATAGAGGCGTACCCCTCCGGGCCGCGGCCAGCACGCAGCCGCGCATATCCCGAGTAGGCCGAAATGCTCACGTTAGTGCTGCTTGCAGCAACATCGATGTAGGCTGGCGCAGGTCCGTTATTCCACACATGTGATTTACTGCCGCCGGCAACAGTTGAGCCAAATCTCACTGCATCCGTTAGATCTTGAACAATGACCTGTCCATTCATTCGCAGTGTCGCTGAGGTATTACCCAGGCCGACAATATTTACGCTGCCGAAGCGATAGTTAGATGGGTAGTCAGTTGCGCGAGGCTTTTTAAACTCCCCTTCGCTGAGGAAGAATTTGTTCTGTCGAGGCTCACCAAGATCGATGGTCACAGAACAAACGTCAGACTGGTCAACGTTGCTGCCAACGTTCATAGAGAGGCACACAACCAGCTTGGTGCCGCGCACGCAAACATCCTGAACACCTGTGGCTGATGCACCAACATCGTTGTAAATGCTTGGCACTGATGCGATGGGGATTTCGACGAAGTTTTCCCAGAGCAGATTTAGTGCGTCATCATCGTTACCAACACGCATGGTTAACACCGGGCTGTTTGTTCGCGCGCTGCTTGTATTGCCGTCACGATATCTGCCGCAGTAGAAAACATAGGTCTTGCCGTTATATGACGTGATCGAAACCGGCGATTGATTTGGCACGCCGTCGATCTCACGAATCTGAAACGTCTGGCAACTGTCATCGCTGTACCACATGACTGCCGAGCGCGTTGCATTGCTTTGGGTACGAAGAAACCCAACAACTCGCGAACCGTAAACCTGCATAGTTGGCTCAACAAGCATTGGCGTGTTGTTCATTTCAGCAGCAGTGAAAATGACCGACTTCGTCATTGATGCCAGGTTATTTGGGTTGAACTGAACGATCCCTACTTCGCCGTCGTAGAAGTGATACCCGAAAGCAATGTTGCCGTTGGGAAGCACAGCAAATGAATGCATGAGTACAGGTGCTTTACCGGTGGAGTCATACAGTGGGACAGGATCAAGTACCGCCGTATAGGCCGAGCCATCATTGGCGCTTTTGTAGAGAACACACTTGCTTTGTGATTCGTCTGAAACGCGACGGAAGCGAGCGGCCATCCAAATATTTACGCCATCAGAGCCAGCACCCCAGGCAGATACTCCCTGCGGCCACGTAACGGAATCAGTGTTTGACAAGCGCGGCGCCGGCCGCGACCATGCTGTGCCATCCTCAGATATTTGCTGATAGACACTCAACGAGGCGTTGCTGTGGGTGTTGCCGACGTTGTAGAGGCAATACGCCTTGTTTTTATGGCTAAAGACCTTGCCTTGCGGCCAGGCACAGTACATCCCCGCGTCAGTGATAGGCTCAACGGTAACCGACGAAATCAGATTGAGGATCTCGGCAAGCGTTGTCCCCTTGTGACCTATCAAACCGGCTCCACCTGGATTGCCGCGAGAAGCAAGATCGGCGGCCAGATCGGTGCGCGTCGCATCGTCAAGATTGACCAGTTTTACCAACCCCTGCGAGTCAGTAACGAAAACCTTGTTTTCCGTATCTCCGTTCAGGATTGGCTGCGCGTAAGGGAACCTGACAGTTTTCCCCAAAGCGACACCGGTTTCAGTACGGATGTCGATATCAGATGCGATGCGTTCTGCACGCTCGCGCGCCAAAGCATCAGCCGCGCCGGCTTCAGCGTCTGCAACTTCGGAATCAACATAACGCTTCGTGGCTGCGTCCTGGTTAGCCACAGGATCGCCAAGGTTAGAGATGCGGTTGCCCTGAGCATCGTAGAACTTTGCCAACCAGTTAGGCTTTCGCAGCGCCAATGAGGCAAATGACCAGGTTTGCTGGATCAGCATCGTCAGCTTATCCCAGGCATCCTCATGCACTTCCGGAAAGAAGTTACCTTGGTTGCGCACATCCGTTTCCTGAGTAAGCGGCAAATCACGCTCGATATTGATTTTCCACCCTGCAGCGAGCGGGCTTGCCAGCTTCACTTTGCCACCCGACCGCAAGCCCGCTCCGGTGACAGAGTAGTCAGTATTCAGGGTTAGGTTGATGATATTCTCTGACAAATCAACAACTGACACAGAAAGTTGATCCTCAGTGAACACGCGAAATCTGTAATCAAAGTCCGTTGTCACACCATTCCCGGTGTACTCCTCGCGATCGACTTCAGTTGATACGGTCATGTTTTAGCTCCGATGGTGTGCTTTTTGCTCATTTTAGCCACCAATAAACCCTATATGAATTGAATTATGTGATAACATTATTCTTATTACCATTAAGGTAATTATCTTGCGCATATTGCTAAACTAATCATTTTTATATATGGTTATTTATACAGTAGTCACACGCTGAGCGAGGTGCATTAGGAAATGAAGAGGTACAGCTACCCGGCCAGCAGGATGCTGGAGAAAAGCGTTAACACGCGCGAAGGGATCGCGGGATTAGCTAAGGCTTCACTACTGGAAACGCTGCTGAAGGAACTCGATGAGGACGGATCAGAGATAGGCGGTGCTATGCTGGAACTGAATGCTTTAGTGAACTATGTCACACAAAATGAAAAAATGAAGGAACAAATCAAAACACATTCGCAATTTATTACTCACCAGTTGGAACAATAATTACCATCGTCAATACCTCGCCGGGCCTAGCCCGGCTGCTGATCAGGTAATCTTTTCTCTATCCCGCTCGCAAAATAGTTACCAAATTGGTACATTTACTTTCTCGCAAACCTGCGCCACAGTGATAGCGCATCAGCAAAATCTGATGCCGGGATTGGCGTCCCGAAACCTACTAAACGGCGCACATGACACGCGCACAGCGTGTTTTTTTGTTTGTGCGGCACGGCTACACCTTTCAATGGTGGGCTGGGCAGGGGCATCGAAAGATGCGCCGGTATCCGTTTAGGCCGGTACGCCAACCTTGTTCAGCTCACCACCAGGCAATTGGCGTTGCCGGCGGTGATTACACGACTAAACGGAGTAATCGCTATGACCATCACACTTCCAACCTCTGCCCCTGAAATTTCTGTTATCCACGGCAAACCAGTTACTACCTCTATGGGCGTATCCTCATTCTTCGGCAAACGCCACGACAACGTTTTGCGCAGCATCGATAACCTGGAATGCTCTGACAATTTTCGCGCCCTCAATTTTGAGGAGACATCAATATCCGTCTCACAGCCGCGTGGCGGCAACCGAGAAGTGCAGGCATTCAACATGACCAAGAACGGCTTCGTCTTCCTGGTGATGGGCTTCACAGGCAAGAAGGCGGCGCAGTTCAAGGAAGCGTATATCGCGGAGTTCGATCGGATGGAGAGCGAGTTAGCCAGCCAGCGCTATGGCCACAATACGCTTGGTGATCTGACCGGCACCGCTAACCTGTCTGCCCTGGTCGATAAGCTGCAGCAGATCATCCATGAGGGAGAGTTCATCCCCGCGGGCAAGCGACCGAACTACAGCCTGCCGGCGAACAGGAAGCATGAAGCGACAATCATCCGCGACTTTCTGAGCAAGGATGACAGCAGCACCCTGCTCACTCTGCTGGAATGGCTGCGCGCCGATGGGTTCGATGTGTCGGCGGCGGATCGGGAGCTGGACATTATCCGGGGCTACGTCGGCGGCATGCGCCGCGCGCTGGGCGACATCCAGACCCACGCCCGCTACATCGACCACGCGATCGGGAAGATGTGAGCAAAGCTGGTGCTTTGTGGTCAACGACAGAGTTCAATATGCAAC